TTAAAGAGCTAAATTAAGCTGATCCCTGCCGTAATGCGATGCAGGGAACGCATCTGTGGGGATAAAGCCAGGTGGCAACTTTTCTCGATGGCCGCGCTTTGTGACCAGCTTTTCAACGCTGTTCAGCGTGGTGAAAGTGATACTGCACTCGAAGTTCTGGCACTGGTGATAATGGCGAACAGTGGTATTACTCAATGGGCGACTGGTGCGCGTTTTGGCAACGGCACCGCAAATAGGACACTTGAACATGATGGCCTCCCGGGCGGGAGTTGAACTCGCTCATATTATGGCCGTTAACTCTCACTTTCTGCAATCCATTCAGGTATTTTCGCTTCAAGCTCCAGCTGCGTTTTAAATCCGCCCTCATCGATCGTGTGTGTGGCCTTCGCTATTATCCAGTCCTGATTATTCATATCCGTCTTGAATCCCGATACCGTGCCGTGCATCTCCGGGTACAGATCTGCGCGGCCGTAGGCCAGCGTCATATTAAATTCGGCAGCGCCGCGTTTGAGCTGCTGCCACTTTGCCGCAGCGGCCCGCTGGGCTGCTGTTTCGCTGCTATAGGTTGTCCGCAATACAAAAACGTTACCGTCTTCACCGGCGATATAATCCCCTTCCCGGCTGCTGCTGCGCGGCTTCTTCTCGGTTTTCTTCTTGCGGGCTTTAACGGTGACTTTTTTCTTTTTGCCAAACTCCAGATCCAGCCAGTACGCCTGCACGCCGGTGTAAGCGTCACGGTCGGCGATGCGGAAGGAATGCCGGTCGCCACTGGAACGGGTGATCGCAAACTGCGGCAGGGCTTTGCCGTTCGCGCTGACGCCGCCACCCGGCAGGATAAACAGCAGGCTACCGTTTTTGATGGTGGCAATGGCCCCCAGCAGGTCGGCCATCCTCGTCAGAAATGACATATCGCTTTCCTGAGTCTGGTCGGCGTGGTCAATCTCAGCGCTCATCAGCTGCCCGGAAATCACCGGCGTCAGTTTGTAACGCCTGGCGATGGCTGACACGATGCGCTCAACCGTCACGTCATGCCATGACACCTCGCGCTTGACGTTGAACTCATCCCGAAAATCTGCACTGCGGGCGGTGATCTCCAGCCTGTCCGGCGGCCCCGAATGGGCGACCTCGTCAACGGTATAAACCCCTTTGTAAACCAGCGGCTCACCCTGCCATCCCAGCGACACCGACAGCTCAGCACCACGCGGCGGCAGTTCGATCAATCCGTCGCTGTCGTCGATAGCAATGGTCAGCTCGTCGGCCTCAAATCCGCGATTGTCGGTCAGCTCCAGCGAAATAATGCGCGGATCCAGCTGCGTCAGTGCTTTGCCGCCCATCAGGATACTGAAGGCCGGTACACGCGACAGTTCGGACTGATAGTCCTGGAATCGCTGTGCCCCTTCGTCCAGTAGCGCTTTTGCTTTGTCGATAGTGTCTGTCGTCAGTGCCATATGCATTCCCCCGCCGTTGATGGTTTCATGCGCGCGCGATGCTGGCGATGGCTTTTTGTTGTGACAGACCGGTCACAACCCTGAAGGCACGACAGCGGCCCGCCATCCCGGCGATGATGACCGCGAACTCACTCAACATGATGGCGGTAGAGTATGACCGACAACTTTTTTCACGGGGCGCGCGTCAAGGAAAATACCGACCTCCAGACCGCGATCAATGACATTGATTCAACGGTCATTGGTCTGGTTGCGGTAGCTGAAGACGCCGACCCTCTCACTTTTCCACTTAACACCCCGGTGCTGGTGACGCGGGTTATTAGCGTGCTCGGCAAGGCAGGTAAAACCGGTTCGCTTTACAAATCACTGAAAGCTATTTCCGACCAGGTCAGCACCCGCGTGATCGTTGTACGCGTGGCGAAGGCCGGAACCGGCGAGAACGACCCGACACAGTCACAGCTGATTATCGGCGGCACACAGGCAGACGGCAGCTACACCGGTATGTTTGCCTTTCTGACGGCGGAGCAGAAAACCGGCTATCGCCCTCGCATTCTCGGCATTCCGGAGTACGACACCGCCGAAGTGACCGCGCAGCTGCGGGTTATCGCGAAGCAGCTGCGGGCGTTCTCATACAGCTATTGCGACGGCTGCGACACCATTGCGGAGGCAAAAACCTACCGCGAGACGTTTGCGGAGCGTGAAGGCATGCTGATCTGGCCGAACTTCATCGCCTATAACCCGCTGACCGGTGTGAATGAAGAATTCCCGGCCGTAGCTTATGCGCTGGGTCTGCGGGCGCTTATCGACAACGAGCAGGGCTGGCATAAATCACTGTCTAACGTGCCGGTCAAGAACGTGCTGGGGATTGCGAAGGACGTGTTCTGGGCGCTGCAGGCGGAAGACTCCGACGCCAACGAGCTGAACGCCAACGAGATCACCACGCTGATTAAGCGCGACGGCTTCCGATTCTGGGGCAACCGCACCACCGACACCGAAGAATTCATTTTCGAGGTGTACACGCGAACCGCGCAGATCCTGGCAGACAGTATCGCAGAAGCACAGTTCACCACCGTGGATACCCCGCTGACGCCTGCGAACGTGAAAGACGTGGTGAGCGGTATTAACGCCAAACTTCAGGCGCTGGTTACCGCCGGCAAGCTGATTGGCGCAGCGTGCTGGTTTGATATCGTCGATAACCCAACCGTTGGCCTGCGGCAGGGTAAAGCCATCGTGCGCTACAACTACAGCCCGGTACCGCCGCTGGAAGACCTGACGATGATCCAGACGTTCACGGATCAGTATTACGAATCCGCTTTTGCATCGCTGGGAGGTGAATAGTGGCTATTCCTAAAAAACTCCGGCTGTTCACGCTGTTTGCCGATGGTGAAAACTATATCGGCAAAATCCCCAGCGTGACGCTGCCGAAAATCACCCGTAAAACGGAGGATTTCCAGGGTGGCGGTATGGTCGGCTCGGTTGCGGTTGATCTGGGTCTGGATTCCGGAGCGCTGGACGCGTCAATGATTGTCGGCGGCGTTGAACAGGAACTTATCCTGAAATACGGTGGTGACATTGACGGGCTGCGACTGCGTTTTGCCGGTGAAATTTACAGTGGTGGTACCAGCTCGTTACTGGAAGTTGAGATGCGCGGACGTATCACCGAAATCGATCCGGGTGATGCGAAACAGGGTGATGATACCAACCACACCTACGCCATCAAAAACACCTACTACAAGCTGTCGGTAGACGATAAGGCGCTGCTGGAAATCGACCTGCTGAACTTTATCTACAAGCGCAACGGGGAGAATCTCTACCCGGATCGCATTATGTCGGCGCTGGGCCTCGGCAGCTGATAACCCTTTTTACTCACCTTTAAGGCGGTCTGCTGGCCGCCCGGAGAAAATGCTATGTCCGTTATTCTCAGTAAGCCGGTTAAGCGCGGCGATCAGGAAATTATCACCATCACTATCACCGACACCATCAAACAGGCGGGATCGCTGCGTGGCCTGCGTTTGGTTGACGTGCTGAACTTCGATTTTGATGCAGTCTCCACTCTGTTGACGCGCACCACCAGTCCGCAGCTGACCAGCACCGAAATTGCCGCGCTGGCAACCGGTGACTTCACCGCGCTCTGTGAAGAGATTACGCCTTTTTTGACGAAACCGGCGCCGTCCGCACCGAACTCGGCGGAGACGGGGAGCGAATAAGAGAGGCGGTATTTTCTGACGTCGACGATTTGATCGCCGACATTGCAGTTATTTTTCACTGGCCGCCCTCCGAGATGTACGGCATGGAGCTGCGCGAGCTGATGGCCTGGCGCGAGAAGGCGGCCATCAGAAGCGGCAACCATGAACAGGAGGATGACGACGATGGATCTTAGTATTCGCGTTGCGTTCAGTGCCATTGATAAGCTCACCCGCCCGGTCAGTGCCGCCAGTAAAGCTATTGGCGGCCTTTCGGACTCCCTCAAGCAAACGCAGGGCTCAATCAAAGAGGTTGAGCGACAATCTGCCGCCTTCAACCGTCTACGCGACAGTGTTAAAAAAACCTCCCGCACTATCGACGACACCACCCGCACGCTGGAAGGACTGAAGCAGGCACAGCGGTCAGGTGCTACGCTGACGGACAAGCAACGCCAGCAGATGACCGATCTCGCGGCGAAGCTGGATCGCCTCAAAATCCGACGTGATAAAGAGACCGAGAGTCTCCGGGGAGCCTCCGAGGCGCTCCGTCGTCACGGCGTCTCCCTTGCGGGTGGCAGTCAGACCATTGCCAGCGCCATTCGCCGAACCGAGCAATATAACCAGACCCTTGAGCGCGAACGCCGCCAGCTCGCCGCTGCCACACAAGCGCGCATGCAGTATGACCGGGCAAAAGAGATCGCCGGCAAGATGCGCGGTGCCGGGCTGGCGATGACGGCGGCCAGTGCCGGGGGGTTCTATCTGGGTTCGCGACTGATGGCGCCACAAATTCAGACTCAGGAGCACGCCTCTGTTATTGCCGCTCAGAATGGAGAAGGCGCAGCATCCGGCGGTCGCTACTCCCGCATCATTCAGGACATTAACGCCTCTGGCGTCAGTCGCGATTTAGCCCGTATCTCTGAGGCGGTGGCGGGTGTTCGTAGTACGCTGGGCGCACTTGGCGCAGTGGGTGACGAGGAACTCACGCGTATTTCCCGCAAGGCACTGGATCTGCAAACTGCGCTGGGTGGGGATATGACGGAACATATCCAGATGGCGGCGATCATGATGAAAAACGGGCTGGCCCGCAGCAGTGATGAGGCATTCGACCTTATCACGTCGGGCATGCAGCGCGTTTCTACGCAGATGCGCGGCGAGATGCCGGAAATCCTTCATGAGTATTCAACCCACTTCCGCAATATGGGTTTCACCGGCGCAGAAACCATGTCGCTGCTGGTCAATATGGCGCAGCAGGGTAAGTTTGCGCTGGATAAAACCGGGGATGCCATCAAGGAATTCAGCATTCGCGGCTCTGACATGTCAAAAAACAGCGTCAGCGCCTACAAGGCGATCGGCCTTGACGCGGCGGCTATGTCATCGGCGATAGCCACCGGCGGCGAAAGTGCGCGCAAGGCGATGGAGAAGACCGCAAAAGGGTTGCTGTCCATTCAGGATCCGGCGACGCGGGCTAATGCCGCGATTTCGCTTTTCGGCACCCCGATTGAAGACCTGTCTATCGATCAGATCCCGGCGTTTCTTTCGGCGCTGGCGAACGTTTCTAATCGCCTCGGCGATACCAGGGGAAGCGCTGACAGGCTGGGCGATACCCTGCGCGATAACCTGCCCGGCGATATCAGCAAGCTGGGCGGGGCATTCGACGGGCTGCGCACGGAGGTGCTGACGGGGATGGATAAAAGCCTGCGCTCTCTTGTGCAAACCATCACTGCCGCCGTTAATAGTTTGCGGGGTTGGGTCAAGGAAAATCCTGGGCTCACGCAGACGCTTGTACTTGTCACTGCCGCGCTGGTATCTCTGGTTGGCGTGATTGGTGTGGCGAGCCTGATTGCCAGCTTTATACTTGGCCCGTTCGCTAAACTTAAACTTGCTATCAGCATGATCGGCCTTTCTTCAGTCACAGCAACCTCCAGTATTGCCGCCCTTAATCTGGTTCTTTCCGGGACGCGCGTCATTCTTGCAACACTGATCGGCATCCCCGGAGTGATTGCACTGGGGTTTATCGCTGCGGGCCTGATTATCTGGAAGTTCTGGGAGCCGATAAAGGCGTTTTTTGGTGGTTTTCTTAATGGGATCTGGCAGGAACTGGCCCCTCTCAGGACTGCATTTTCGGCAATGACGCCGGTGTTTTCTGCGCTGGGTAATGGCGTTAAGGCTGTGTGGGAGTGGTTCAAAAACCTGCTTAGCCCGATGCAGACCAGCAAAGACACTCTGGATAAGTGCGCCTCTGCCGGGGAGACCTTTGGGCGGGTAATGACAATGGCGCTCGGTTTTATGCTTTGGCCGCTGCAGCAGCTAATGAATGGAGTGAGCTGGCTGCTTGAAAAACTGGATGTTATCCCTGATGGGATTGAAAGAGCCAGGCAGCAAGCTGAGAAGGCCAGTCAGGCACAGCGCGAACTCGAGGCTTCGGCGGCAGCGCTGGCCGGGCATCAACTCCCGCTCGGTCAGGCTACAGTGTCGAAGCCAGTTGGCGGCGATAAGCCGCCGGTTATTACCGGCGTTCAGGGCCACCTGAAAAATATCGATACGAATACCAAAGCAACGGCCAACAACACGAAGAAAGTCGGCCCCGGCGACATTGTTTTTAAAAACCTGCCGCGTGCTTTGACGCTGCGTGGGGCTTATCAGGAGGCGCGGGTTATTCCGCAACCGGTGCCGCGCGTGTCTGCGGCTGCAGCCGGCGGCGTTCTGTCGGTGCCGACAGCGACGCAAGGGGCGACTTCTGCGCCGGTCGCCGCGGCTTCGGGTGCGGCGCCGTTCTTCCAGCTGGTCTTTAACGACGTCGGCAAACGCTCGGATCAGGAGCTGGAAAAAATGGTTCGTAACGCCGTGCGCGATGCAATGGCCAGCACCCGCAAAACTAACCGTGGTTCATTCCGCGATCGGGAGTAAGGAGGTTTTATGATGATGGTATTCGGGATGTTTGTTTTTACGCTGCGCACTGTCCCATATCAGCAGTTGCGCCACTCGCAGGAGTGGCGCCACGTTAAGAATGACCGGGTTAATCAGTCGGCGAGCTGGCAGTACATCGGGCCCGGTGACGATACGATCACCCTTGATGGTGTGCTCTACCCGGAAATCACCGGCGGACGGTGGTCGCTGTCGGCACTGGAGACCATCGGCTTTGCCGGTCGCCCCTGGCCGCTGATTGAAGGTGACGGGCAGATTTATGGAATGTACGTCATGACGCGCCTGGAGCGGGGAAAAACGGAGTTCGATCGCTACGGCAACCCTAAAAAGATTGAGTTCACGATAAGCCTCAGTCGCGCCGATGCGGATTTTCGCGAGAAGCTACAGACGTCTTCGGTCAGTGATGTGCTGGATGATCTGAAGACCAGCGCAACCAAAGCCGTTAACTCCGTTTCAAACTCCCTCAATAGCCTGTTTTAACCTACAAAAAAGCCCCTCACCTGAGGGGCTTTCACTACCGGCAAGCATCGCCATTCCTGACTATGTGGGTACCGCACCGCCACTTCTGACGACCTGCAGCACTGTTAATTTTGACGGTACTCGATACTACGCCACCCGCGCCCAGCACATCAGCAGGGTGTGGGCCTCCACCACGCTGAACGATTTACCCTCGCCGAGGTTGTCGGTTTTGCCGGTGGTATTGTGTTTGTGGGCCTGGACGTCAACGATATGGGTATGATCGTCAGCCTCACTGGTGTTATTGCGGGTGCGGTGGCTGTCATTATCGGAGCCGACAATATAATCCCCGTCCCATGCCTCACCCGGCGCCGCCATTCCCCCCTGATGTTTGTGCCTGCCAGCCCCTCTGGTTGTCAGCTCATGTGCAGGTAACTCGCTGGTTTCGCCAGTGACGCCAATCTGCACGGCGGGCAGGTTAGCCTGCTGGAGCGTGACGGTATCGCTGCCACCAGTCTGCCCGACGTTTGAGCCGTCAGCTTTGCCGATGCGGATTGTTTTATTTTCCCCGGTGTAAACCCATGTCGTCCACGGGTAGCGCTCGTTGGGATTCACGTTCTGCGCGTAAAACTTCACCGTGCCGACGGGGTTATCCAGCTCCCATGCGGCAGTAATTGCCTCCTCAACAGCCAGCCTTACTGCGAGCGGTGTGGCGGCTTTATCCTGATCGCTGCTGGTAATGGCGTTACTGAGTCGGGTAAATCCCTTTTCGTCCAGTGTGGCATCGGGATGATCCCGTGAGCCTGCGTGCTCGCTCAACTGCTTATCGGTGTAATCTTTGGTTTCATTACCGGCGTTTATCACATCCTCTACAGTTGCCAGCACAATACCCGGGTCAACAACCAGCTCGACGGCTTCGGTGCTGCTGACCGCAAGCCAGATGCGGAGGATTGTAAAACGCCCGGAACCTTCAGCCAGTGCGGGTTTATAGGTTTCCGGGACATTTGCAACTGCCATGCACACACCGGAATCATCAAACAGCGCAGCCTCCCGGATAGTAAACCCACCCACTTCTGGCGGAATTATCATCTCCGCGATAATGATATTTTCAGTATCTGACAGCTTCAGACTGTTAAGCTGAGTGCGGAATCTCTCATTGACTAGCTCAGCCTGCTCATCGCCCGGGGTTGTCGCGCTGCCACCACCATCCCCCACAGACATTTGAGAAAAAATAACCTTATTCCCATTAACAATTGCAGCAGCAATTTTTTCCCGGCCTGCTACCGTGATTATTGATTTAAATAATTTACTCATCTTTATTTATTCCTATTTAAGCAACAGGCCACTTATCATTTCATTTCTCTAATATCGGACTCTATTTTATCCATGCGCCACCGCTGATATGCCGCCTCGATTGCCTGGCACTCCGCCATTCTTAATGAATATTTTTGCCCGGCCTCCCTGGCCTCCTTGATAATTATGCCAAAATCATCTTTCTCTTCCTCCTGAGTATCCCATTCTTCAAGCGAAATAAGTCCATACCGCGTCCAGTCCAGACCAGCATCAGTGAAAGCAGTAATAATATCCTGGGCGATTAAACCGGCATGAATGCGGGCTTCATCCTTCCCTTTCTCTGCGACCGCAGCTTTCATCTGATACAGCTTGTAACTGAGGGCGCCCCATGCTCCCATTAGCGCGTCATTTTCTGACACTCTACCGATGATATCCTTCCACCATTTATCAGATGTTACGTGAACGTCATTCTGGACATAGATATCTGTTACAGGAACCGTTGCGCTGCCAATAATCTGGAAAAAGCCCTTCCACCAACGAGCGGACTCCCTTCCGCAATTGTAGGTGATATCTGCGCCGGGGTATGGCCCATTTAAATCTGCTGTAAATGGTTGGTTTAATTTTCCATTATAAATCTGTAATGCATAAGAAGAGAGTCCGAATCCCCATCGGGACGCGGCATATGATGCATCGTCGCGAATAATATTTCCTGCCGCATCTACTGACATGTTATGCGACCACCACAAAACCGATGCAGCAGTAGGATTTGCAGTTTCTGGACCGAAACGCACATGCATACCGTTCGTAAGCTCACCGGGAACGGGTTTTTTCAGTGCCAGTACAGCATATCCGCGCGATGGCGTATAACCGTAAAAAACGTTTGCCGCTTCCACCTGCATACTGTAGATATTGGATGCGGCAGGAGCAAAGCCCTGAAGTCGGGAAAAATTGTCGGTGGCCGGGTTATTCTTTTTATATTCATCGATAATCACACCGGCAGCAATTAACACGCGGTTGGGGTAGTTGGTGAAGTTACGCTGATAGTGCCCTCTGATTACCCTTACAGGCATAGACACAATATTAGCGTTATCCGTATCGGTAACCTGGAACGTTTTCGCTCCGACAGCAACAAGAGCAGCAGACATATATGCCTTGCAGTCTTCAATAGCGTTATCTGAGCCAGTGAGTCGGATTTGATACTGATCTGGTGCTATCCAGCCGTTATTTCTGCTGTCTGATTTTGTGACATTCGCGTGATACGAATCCTCATATGCTATGCCGTGACGTCCGTTACCATTTGCAGTAATTAACGACAGAGTGGCATTGTTCCCGTTACCGTATATGCCACACTGCCGGTTCCCGATAGGCTTGCAGTTACTCATTGTCAGATACAAATCAAGATTTGTTGGGCGACCGCTACCGAACGCAGCCTGAACGTCGAAACCGTCGTACCAGTTGCCGGTGGCGTCACAGTCCGTGATTGTAACGTACTTATTCGCGATATCTGTATCTGTCCATGAGCGGACAGTATATTGCTCAAGTTTGAAACCCGACTCAGAGTTATCAATACCGAAACACAAGTTCACAGCAACATGATCAGATCCAGAAACAGCCAGGCCGTTAGCCCTGCACTCAAACAGAGTGCACTTCGTTATTCTGTGGTTTTTTCCTCTTGCCCACTTAAACGCATTTTTATTCGTTTCTGATGTTTCATTGCCGTATCGTGCCGTAGGTAGGTCAACGGTGCCGTTACGAATACAGATTGCCGCATTTGCTGCACCGCCACGAATGTTGCAGTTATCAAATTTGGTATTGATATAGCCACATGCGATAACTGATGCGTAATTACCTTTAACGTCGTTAACTGTCAGCCCGTTAACTGGTGCAGATGAAGATGACCTGAATACCAGTGTGCAACAAATGTCCTGGTAGATATATATCGGATCAACGCGGGTTTCGTCCTGAAACGGCATACGACCATAACCCAAAAACCCACTCTCTATAATATTAAACCGCTCATCGTAAACAACGGTGAATGGCGTTGATGATGATTTCAGAACGCCACCGGACCATACAGATCCGTGACCGTCAATGACCTCAAGAAACACCCCATCACAGACAATGGTGGCGTTACCGGCATCAATATTTACCTGCCCATTGTGCCTGATTGCGTCGCGGTGAAAGTGATATATTTTCGTTGAATCCAGAACGATCATCGCAGCGTTCTGATTTAGCGCCCACTGGAATGCAGCGGTATCCGCATCAGCATTGCCTACGCCAGTCACAAACCCGGACATTTCCGGCGTAACGTAGTTCAGACCGCCAATCAGTCTTGCGCCGCTGCCAGCAGCGAGGCTGGAACGTATCGCGGCATCGGATGTATAGGCCCAACCTCCGGCACCCACGCCGCCGGTTTCCTGTGGCGAGCTTCCCGCGGGTACGGTCTTAGGGTACTCACCTGTCCACACCAGGCGATAGGCACCATACAGAATCTCTTCGCGAGACGATTCTAGTGTCGCCCCTTCTCCGAAGGTTTTTACAGCGCTGATTTTTCCGGCGATTACTTTATCTAATTTTTCCGCGTTGTCCTTCAGATAACGAGTACGATTAGCCAGGCTTTTTAGCGGTCTGTTTGCCACACCGTCCAGCCCTCCGGAAACGCGTTCGCCTCTGGAAATCAGCTCGATATCATCTTCCCACAATGAGGATTCTGGAATTTTGGCCATAGTCTTACCCGAAGTTAAAATTGTCGTCGTGGAAAATCACGCCGTTGTACGTAATGTTTTCTTCAGCCTCAAAATCGGCCGGATAAATACTGATAATGTCGCCGCTGCACAGTGTTGATCCCGTCCAGATATCACCCTTTACCTTTGCCGCGATATTGAGCTGTGACGGATGCCTGCTGACCGGCTTCGCATCGTCAATCAAGCGATTCAGTTCGGCCAGTGTCTTTTGTGTCAGCCCGACCTCGTTAATATCGACCTCAAGTCGGAAGGTTCCCGGCTTGTCGCCAATGTCGAACCACTCGGCAAATGTCGCCGAAAACCCCATGTCTTCAATGACGCGGCGTACCGCGGCGCGCGTGCCCTTACGTCGGTGCAACCAGTACGATTTCTGGATGGCGGCAATTTTTCGCTCAGCCGGCCAGCCTTTGTCCCACCGGTCTACCGACAACGCCCAGGCCAGATACGGCAGTAAATCCACCGGGCAGGCTGTCGGCGTCCACAGCGTGCGAAGCGCAACGGTTATCGCTGACAGTCTGGCGGTTCCCGCCTCGGTGTAGCGTAGCCATGCCCTGGACGAAGGCGGCAGAAGAGAGCTACTCATCGGTGCCGCCGTTTTCCACGGAGTACCCGGTATTACGCGCGACCTGTGTGTTATCGATCTGCAGATTGCTTTCCGGGGAGTTGATCACAACACGCTGCACCCCCTGCACATGCAGTGCCGCCGAAATGGCGGAGCGCACCACGTCACGGCCGATTTTTTTATCAGCGTTCTCCAGAAAGGTTTGCAGTGAGGTCAGTGCGGCGTTAATGATCGGCTCCGATTCCGGTCCCGGATACAGATACAGGGTGGCATCAATCGCATATTCAATGATTTCCGCACCCCGTACCGTCACACGATCGCCAAGCGGGCGCGTATCTTCATCGTTGACCGCTGCCTGCACCGTCGCGATCAGTTCTGCTGATGGCGTGCCGTCACCGTCACTGGACAGGATGGCAATGACCACCTCGGCCGGTGCCGGGCTCGTTGCACGGACAGCGGCCACCTTACCGCTGGCGCTGCGGGCGAAATACTCATAGGCTGCCGATGGCCCGGCAACGCTCATCCCCTCAAACGCGGCCTGCGCACGCAGGCGTAGCGCCTCATCACCCTCCATCACTGCATCGGCAGTGTCGGTCGCGGGCGTGATGGTGAGTCGCTCCGTATCCAGATTGGCCGCGATATTGTCCAGGTCGTCGCCTGTCGAGTGACTTAGCATGCATGCTGCTGCACCTTCGTTGATGCGCTGGCGCAGCAGTAGTTCGCGGTACGCCATCGCCTGAGCAATGATGTTTAGTGGCTCGGACTCCAGACCCAGCGCAGCAGCAACGGCTGACCGCTGATCGGCGGGAAATGCCGCTACCATGACCACTTTCACCTCGGCAAGAATGGTCTCGAAGTCGAGATCTTCGATAATGGTTGGCTTCGGCAGTTGCGAGAGGTCAATCGTTGGCATTGTTAGCGCCCCTTAATGTCACCGCGCGGGTGCTTTTTTCCATGGTTTCCGTCAGCATGCCGGACAGTGCGGCGGTCACCGCACCGCTGGCTGAATAAGTCACATTGATGGTATCCAGCACAATGCGTGGCTCCCATGCCGCCAGTGCAATCACTGCCGCGCTCATCAGCTGTAGTCGTGTGACGTCGTTTTGCGGGCTGTCGATCAGGTCAGGGCACAGTGAGCCGTAATTTCGGCGCATCAGGCGGCTTCCTACCGGCGTCAGCAGAATGTCGTTAACCGACTGCCACACATGATCCTCATCGGTCAGTGTGCCGGTGCCTGCGGCATTCATGCCGCGATAGCGCTCTGTCATTTTGTACCCGCCGTCCAATCGCCACCGCGCTCAACCTCGCCGTGACTGTGATCATCCACCTGCACACCGTTAGAGGTGAGCGCCCCGCCGGTATGGGTGATATCGCCGCGCATCTCACCGCCTTCGGTGACGTTAAGATTTTTGGTGGTCAGCAGGTTGGTGCACTCCACTTCCGGCGTATCCAGCGTGATTTTGACTGACGCCTCAACCACGGCGGATTGAATGCCCTTCACCTGCAATGCGCCCGCCTCCGCGTCATAGCGGAACTTTGCGCCGTCCGGTGCCGTCACCACCATCTCGTTACGCGATGTGCCCGGTGCCGGGTTGTCGTCGCTGTACAGGCTCCCGCCGATAAAGGCGACGTCGGTATTGCCGCCCAGGCACAGAAACCAGACCTGCTCGCCGATGGACGGCGGCACCCAGACTTTAAACGCCCCGGCGCGCTGTGCGTTCCAGCGCAACCAGGTGGTTTCCAGCTCGCCGCTTTGCACGCGAACGCGCCATTTTCCCTCGTCGATCTCCGTCACCGTACCGGTACGCGCGACGTTCTCCAGCAGGCGGATCAGCTCGGCAATTTCCATCAGCGCACCCCCAGCGAGTCGATCACCTGGCGAGCTATTGCCATGCGGTCAGCCTTACTCAGGCCCAGCAGCTCGCGGCGGGGATAGGTCGCCATTGCGCCGCTGCTGTTGACTTTGTCACGCAGGCCGGATTGATGGACGCGGGCGATACGTGCGGCCACACTGGAAAAGCCTACTTCCGCGCCTTCAGGCGTGGCGTTCGCTTTGAGAAAGCGAGCGGTACGCAGGCGGCGGAACATCGGATCCGCTTTTGTGGTGTTGCGGCGCGTTTCGTTAAAATTGATATCGAGATACCGTTCAATGTCTTCGCGATAGAACGAGCGAACCGCGCCACGTTCTTCATCAAATCCGGTCAGCATGCGGCCTCGACTGCCACGACTGGCCCGCCAGTTACGCAAGCGACGGTTTTCACCCTGCCAGACAAAACCGATCCCGGCCTGCGAGCGCAGCACGCGGCGACGGCGGGTCGGGAACTTCGACCCGTCCGGCGCTTCCTGTCTGCCGATGCGCTGGCTTTGACTCCGGCGCAACATCGTGCCGACGCTGCGGGCGGTACGCTGTCGCCCTGCCGGAGACATACCCGACAGGATGGCCGCAAATACCTCGTCAAGCTGGCTGAAAAGTGCATCGTTATTACTCATACCAGCGATCCCCCGGATTCCGGATCAAAGACCATTTCCCACTCACCGCCGTTAAATCGCGGTCGCTGCTCGGCCAGATGCTCCGCCTTCGGCGCACCATTGCTGTTTGTCACCATGACGCGCTCCCAGACCGGCACCTTAAACAGAATGTCGGCGACGTCGTCATTGACGATATCGGCGTCAAATTCCACCTTGCGGTTATTGTCCGGGTTCAGCAGCAGGTCGGGCTGTTGCTGCCATACCCACGCCAGCAACGGCAGCATCAGATCGTCAATCTGGCCGGGAAAATCCATCGCCAGTACCTGAATGGTGTAGTGGTACATGAACGAGGCTTCGCCGGTCGCTTCAATCTGAATATGCCCCTTCTCCACCCAGACGGTGATCAGTTCAGGGTTGGCTTTGCACCAGGTGTTACCGGCGATCAGCGCAGCGCGCAGCAGTTCAGCTTTTTTCACTTTATCCCCCTGGCGATACGCCTTAATTCCAGCTCACGGATCCCCGCCTTATCGGCGTTGCAGGTATCCAGCGCGTCGAGTAATGAATCCGTCCAGGCAGCCAGGCCGCCCCACGTCATCGGCCTGGCCGGTGGCGGCGGGACGTCAGTTTTTGCCGTCAGGCTTTCGGGTAAGGGTTCCTGAATAATCTGCGGCGGTGACTTCTTCGGCTCGCTTGTACAGGCCGTCAGCGACAGCAGCGCGCACAGGACCAGTAGCGCAGGGGTCACCGGCCAGTGCGGTTTTGATGTTTTCACGTCGGTGCTCTCCTGTTGCGGTGCGCTGCTGGTTGAGTTTCTTCAGTCCGGCTTCCACCTGGCTGACGTCCTGGCGTAGCGCCCTGACCTCGGTCAGCACGTCGCCGTTCTGTTTCAGTTCTTCCCTGGTGCTGGTCAGTGATTTCTCGGCCTGTTCGCGCTTATGGCTTTGCCACGCAAGGCCGCTGACGGCGGCAATCAGCAGGACAAGCATCACGATGGCGAGGATGGCGGTCGCTTTCATTTCGCCCCCTTCAGCGCCGGATCAGACAGGCACCAGGCCTTAAACTCCTCCCGGCGGTTGACCAGCCCTTGCAGGCGCTTGCCGCCGGAGTTCACAAAGTCCGTCAGCCGCTCACAGACACCCCGCCAGTTACCGGCCTGCGCATCACGCCAGAGAGTGGTTCGCACCTTCTGGCCTTTGGCGTTGGTGTACCAGCCCAGCCCGGTGCAGCCGACGTTAAAGTTGCCATCGGTCATGCTCTCGAAAACCTTCTGCGGCGCAGCGGCCCCGTTAAACTCGCGGTTCGTGCATTTCTCAGCACGCAGGAGGTCGTTAACCCAGCGCTCGGCGATCTCACCCTCGACATACTGGCGATTTTCCACCTTCGAAGTGGAGCCAATCCCCACTGTCAGTACACCCGCCGGGCAGTAGTACGGGGTCTTGCGGCAGTCCTCATACTTCGCCATCTTCAGCTGTGCTTCCGGGCTGGTTCGCAGCGCCTGCGGCCACAGCGTGGCGGCCAGCGAGATGATCGCGGCGATGGAGCAGGCAATAACTCCCTTTTTCATCGTGGTGCCTCCCGGATGGTGCGGATCAGTTCTTTGACGTCCTGGCGGTTCTCGGTGTCGTCGCGGATGGCGTCGATCAGTTCATTCAGCAATGAGTTATTGGTTTCCTGAATACGCGCCATGCGGCGACGATGCAGCTCACCAAGCAGGGCGGCCGCAATACCGATCAGCACGCCAATGGCAGCCAGCCAGTCCTTTTGCGTCATGACGCCGATGCTGGTCAGCAGCGTTGACCAGGAGTACGTCACGCCATTCCAGATTCGGTTTATTAAGTCCATAGCTGCACGGTCTCCTGTATCGCTGGAGTGCTGATTTCCGGCAGCTCCACGACCTGGCCGGCGTCGAGAAAGATCTGACCGGCCAGCGCTTTGTTCGCGGCGAGGACTTTCTCGGTCACGCCCTGCGTAGTGCCGTAGTGGCGCTGACACAACAAATCCACGGTATCGCCCTGCAATGCCTGCACTTTCATCAGAATGCCTCCGCAGAATTGCGCACGGTGCCGCGAATGTCGGATATCGCCCAGCGGGCATCGCGCCACATATCATCGGCCTGTGAGGCCAGCGCGGCGGCGCGCTTCTCCCCTGCGTCGCCAGTGGTGTCCACATCCCGGTTTGTGCCGAGGATGTGCGCGCGGGCGATGCTGAACACCGCGCGGCGGTAGCGATGCACCTTCACGCTTTCGCCGTTAACTTTTACCGCCGGAACATCAGCGAGCTGGGTGTAGCCTGCGGCCAGCTGCACGGCCTGCCAGTCGACGAGCTGGTCGAGAGTGTGCGAGACACCCTCTATCACAGCCTGTTTCAGGCGCGAGGTTGTCACCGCGCCATTGATGCGCATTTCCATGCGCACATCGCTCAGGGCGATTTCCGGCCAGAACGACCCCGCAGTGACTTTCTCGCCACCGTCGTCAGTGTCCGGCACATCCTCCGCAGAGGGGGTAACAGTGCGACCGGCTACAAGGCTCATCGCGTCGTCTCCTGAATAGGTGGCGGTGAGCGGACGGAGAAAAGTAAACGCAATGCGTTGCAGATCTCCGCCCGCGCCGCCAGCGCACGGGGCGCAAGTCGGTTATTTTTTTGCGGCAGGCGTCTTTTTCGCTGCTGTTCTGCGTGCTGCCGGTTTACGTGGTGCACGAGTTCGGGCGGGCTTTGTCGCTGTGGTGCTGGCCGCTACTGCCGGATCTGACGATGCTGCAGTTTCGCCTGTGCCTGCGCCGTCCGCTGCGGTATCTCCGCCAGCATCGCCAGCGCCTTCAGCACCATCGCCGCCATCGGTACCATCAGCATCACCGCCCCCGCCTGCGCCCGCCTCTGCGGAGGCTTTTTTCACCGCGCGGGCAAGGCGTTCAATCTCTTTTTTCACCCCGGCGCCCGCGTCCAGGGTCAGCGCCTGACGCAGCAACGCCAGCGCGATGGCCTGCTCTTCGGTTGTGCCGTTACGCAGCGCAAAGGCACGCGCTTTGCACAGCTTGGCGCGAACCACGTCGGGCATATCGCTGTCGGCGGTAAAGTCCGCGACGTCATCGAGCACCGACAGATATGGCGTAACGTCGGTGGTATCGTCGGCCTTGACCTGCACCAGAATCGGATCGCAGATTTCATCGACCAGGATGGTTGCGGCTGTACGGTTGAAGCGATCAGGCATCAGCAGACCATGTGCCACGACATAGCGGCCAATACGTGCTGCGAGGACGTAATCACCGGCATCAATCGCCCATACCATCAGGGTGACAATCACCTCATCCTGTCGGCCACTGTCGCCGTCGAGCGTCCCCTCGATCCAGCCCTCGTAATGGGGTAGCAACTGGCGTTTCATCGCCGCTTTCGCCTGGTCAGACTGCACTCGCTTTAATGCACTCTGATCCATGCGCAGCCGGTGCATGATTTGCTCGTGCGCTGTCCGCGCGGTATCCGACTGCTCGTCGGTTTTGCCATGACGTTCAGCCATGACGCGTTGAAAATGTCGTTGTGCCGGTGTCAGCATTGACTCATCCCCGAATAACGGCGGGCCGTGGCCCGCCCTGTGCGTGATTACTGCCCGCCTGCCGGCGCTTCAGCAAAAGTGATGCCGTCGATAAAAGCCACTGCGCCGTAGTCTTCAACAATGAAGTCATCGTTAGAGGACTGGTACGTTGCCACGCGGTTGTATTCCGGCTCCTCTTTGATCGTCCGGCGCAGGCCGCCGCGCTGGTAGTAGATCGAGAGGTTTTTAAACGGCGTGATGAGGATGGCGTTACCCGGCATGTAAGGCGCAATAAAGGTCGGCATGTTGCCAACGCGTTCCTGCGCCACAATCAGCTGACCGGCCAGCATTTCGGTGTTCGGGTTGGTCTGGCTCATGGCGTTGATGGTCGGGAAATTGCTGGTTGTCAGCAAATCTCCGGACAAAATCACCACGTTGTCGGGGTTACGCTTGTGCCATTCATCCATGAGGCTGTTTTTCGCGTCATAAACCGCAGCGCCGATGTTGCCGTATGTGCCTTTCGCAGTGATTTTGTTGTCTTCATCACGCGACGTGATCGTGACACCGGTAATACGACGGTGCGCCGCTTCGTTGCGGATTTTTTGCAACCAGCCAATACCACAATCCTGCAACAGCGGATTCGCTGCGCGGTCTGACGGGTCTGCGTAACTGACGCCGTTAAAGCCGATCATAATACGGTCGAGCGACATCTGACGGGCCATCGCCGAGCTAATCAGCGGCTGGAAGTTCGGCTGATGCGCCCATGCATCCATCTGCGCATAACTCACGGCGTAGTCGTAGTTGGTCTTACGGCACAGATAGTTATACGGATCCATCTTGTCGTTAGCGCCGGGATTACGGCGGTTGGTGGTGCTGTTGTTGACGCCCGCCAGCGGGCCTTTGCTGCCGATCAGGATTTTCTGACCGATCTGCTCTTCCACGCCAAAGACGTTAATCAGCTTCAAAAAGGCATCATCCTGCTGTGCGGCAGCTTCAAGGCGCTGCTGTACAGTCGGGTCAACGCTGAACTGTGCCGCAACGGCGGCGGCGGTGACGCCGTTCAGCTGCGCCTGACGGGCAACGTAGCCGTCAAAGTGCCTGCGGGTGGAGTTTCTCATGTGCGGGTTCTCTCGTTATGGATATCAGTAGTCAGCGAGCTGCGCGTTAGCGCCGCCGTTCGCTGGCTGGCGTTGGCTGAAGTTGCCGTCTGTCCCTTCAAGCTGCTGGCGCAGTGCGGCAAGGTCAGTGGTCAGCTTCTCAATGGCGGCCTTGTCCTGCTGGCGCTCCTGTTCGGAGGTGCTGAACTGCTCGCCAAGATCAACCTGAGACTGCGCCACGACCTCAACAGCCTGATGCACCTGGCTAAAACGCTGATCGTCGGTTTTCTGACCCTTGCCGAGAATGCCCATCACGCGGGAGAACCATTCCTTACCTGAATCATTACGGCTCTGATTTTCCTGCATCAGTTCGGCCTCAAAAGAAGCGGTAAACAAGGTGACTTCTGCATCCTGCGAACTGAAACGCATGATCTCGGCGCGCTTTTCAGCGGTGAATTTCAGCTTATCGGTACCCAGGCTTGCCGGGGTGTCGGTCATCGCCAGCCCCATAAGGTACGGGCCTTTCGTCAGCGGGAAGCTGGGGTGTATTTCGGTGCTGGAATAGACCTTCTTGCCGTCGGCCAGCATGTCCTTCATGCGTTGAGTGGGCTCAATCTCTGCAAAGAGATGCGCCTCCCCGGTCAGCGGGCCTTCGTTGATATCCTCAGCGGACAGAGCAACAACATCCCCCATAGCGCTAAATACACTGTCAGGGAACGGGGAAAGATAGTGCTCAATGTTGACGCGCGCGCCATAGACTGCCGGGTTGTACGCTGCCGCCATCGCATGAAGCTGTGCGCGGGTGACATTGCGGCCATCGACCGTTGTTCCGGACGTCATGACCTTAAATTTCTTGCGGGTGGTTGCCTGATTAGCCATGTTCTTTTGCTCATCTGGTTGAGTTCCCGGTGATGATGGCAGGCGGTGCCGCACGCGCTCAACGCGTTGTTGTTGTGAGGGAGCTGTCACAACCAAAAGCGGGCGAAAGGGCACGCGCGCGCGGGTTAATCTCCCCGGCAGGAAGTGAGGAGGACAAATGGCGATTGAAGAAGCATTCATCATGCAGCGGGCGCGGCAGCTCTACTGGCAGGGATACCCGCCGGCGGAGATCGCGCGCCTGATGGGTATCAATCAGAACACGATTTACTCATGGAAAAAGCGTGATGAATGGGACAGCACGCCGCCGATCCAGCGCGTCACAACGTCCATTGATGCACGACTGATCCAGCTCACCGGCAAGGACAAAAAGACCGGGGGTGACTTCAAGGAAATTGACCTTCTTACGCGCCAGTTGAAGAAGCTGGATAACGGCACGCCAGCGACGCAGCCGAAGAAGAAGATCCGCAAGAAACAGAACTTCTTTTCAGAGGCGCAGATCGCTGCATTGCGGGCCAACATCATCGACTCGCTTCACTGGCATCAGAAAGGCTGGTATGAGAACCATCATCACCGTAACCGGGCCATCCTGAAGAGCCGGCAGGTCGGCGCGACCTGGTACTTTGCCCGCGAGGCGTTGTTGCGTGCGCTGTCTGATGATGTGAAGTACAAGCATCAGCTCAACCAGATATTTCTGTCGGCCAGTCGTCGCCAGGCGTACCAGTTCCGCAGCTTCATTCGTTCCGCTGCTGCTGAGGTGGACGTGGAGCTAAAGGGCGGTGACATGATCCAGCTGTTCAACGGCGCGGAGCTGCACTTTCTCGGCACGTCAGCCGCAACAGCGCAGTCATACACCGGCAACCTGTACTTTGACGAATTTTTCTGGGTCGGGCAGTTTGCCAACCTGAAGAAAGTGGCCGGCGCGATGGCGACCCTGAAGGGGTTGACGCGCACCTACTTCTCGACGCCGTCAGCAGAGAGTCATGAGGCTTACCCCTTCTGGTCAGGTGAAGCCTTCAACAAAGGCCGCAGCCACGGTAAGCGCGTGGAGTTCGACACGTCCTGGAAGACGCTTAACAGCGGGTTGATGTGCCCGGACAAAATCTGGCGCCAGATTGTCACGTTGCAGGATGCTGTCGATAACGGTTGGGATCTGACTGACATTGACGAAATCCGCGACGAAAACAGCCCTGAAGAGTACGACAACCTCTACGCCTGCACCTTCATCAAAAATGGTGAAACCGCCTTTGACTACAACATGCTGTTGAGTTGCGGCGCGGACGGTTACGACGAGTGGCCGGACTGGAAGCCTTACGCAATGCGCCCGATGGCCGATCGCCCGGTGTGGATTGGCTACGACCCCAACGGGGCCAGCGGCAAGGGTGATAGCGGGGCCATCTCTGTTAACGCGGCGCCACTGATCCCCGGCGGCAAGTTCCGCACGATTGAAACCATTCGCGTACGTGGCATGGAGTTTGAGGCGCAGGCCGCCATGATTATTAACATGCTCACACGCTACAACGTGCAGCACATCGGTATCGACGGCAGCGGCATCGGCGAGGCGGTGTATCAGCTCGTGAAGAAGCGATTCCCTGCGGCGGTATGCTACCAGTTCTCGCCAGCCAGTAAGCGCATGCTGGTACTAAAAATGCTGCAACTGGTTCGCGCCGGTCGCTGGGAGTATGACCGCGGCGAATATGACCTGATCACCGCTTTCAGTGCCGTGCGTAAGGTGGTCACGCCCGGCGGCGTCATCACCTACGACACCGACCGTGCCCGTGGCGTGAGTCATGGCGACCTCGCCTGGGCGACGATGCTCGCCACCGTTAACGAGCCGCTGGGTCAGGAAGGCGGCAACACTATGACTGTTATGGAGTACTGATGAGCAGACGAAAATCCCCGCGCGGCAGGCAGTATGCCATAGAGCAAGCCGATCTTGCCGACGCATTGAAATCAGCGCCCGGCCTCAGTGCGTTCACATTCGACGGCCCCTGGCCGGTTACCGGTGCTCATGATCTGCTGGATAGCATGTACTGTGCCGACAATGGCCGGTACTACGAGACGCCGATTAGCTGGTACGGGCTCGCCCGTCAGTTCGGGTATGCGAGCTGGCACCAGTCGGCGCTGTTCTTCAAGCGTAACGTACTGGCCGGGTGCTTTATCCCGCATAAACTGCTATCGCGCCAGGCGTTTAGTTCGTTCGCGCTCGACTGGTTTGTGTTCGGCAATGCGTACCTTGAGATGCGCCGCAACCGCCTGCATGGGCCAATGGGTTTTCGTAACTCACTGGCGAAGTACACCCGGCGCGGTTCCGACCTCGACACTTACTGGTTTATTCAGTCCGGGCTTACCGATCACCAGTTCGAGACTGGTTCAGTGTGTCATGTGCTCAACCCGGACATCCACCAGGAGATCTACGGCATGCCGGAGTATTTCGCCGGCCTGCTGTCGGCCAACCTGGCACACTCCGCCGACAAGTTCCGCAAGCTCTACTACGACAACGGGTCGCACGCAGGCTGCATTGTTTACGTTAACAGCGCGATGGCCGATCAGGAGAGCATTGACAGCCTGAAGAAAACACTGACTGACACCCGTCGCGGCGGGGCATTCAAGAACGTCCTGCTGCATGCTCCAGGTGGCGGTAAGGACTCGGTGCAGATCCTGCCCTTCAGTCAGATATCGGCGAAGGATGAGTTTGTCGGCGTGAAGTCCTCTACGCGCGATGACATGCTGGCTGCTCACCGCGTGCCGCCCCAACTGATGGGCGCCATCCCTGAAGGTAACGGATCATTCGGCGACGTCGAGAAGGCAGCAAAAGTCTTTGCTGTTAATGAGCTGACACCGGTCATGGAAGCGATGAAGCATGTTAACGACTGGCTGGGCGAAGAGGTGATCCGCTTCAACCCTTACGCCCTGCTCGCGCAGTGACACCAGGCTGCACCGCCATTCCCGGCGGTGCGGTACCGACCCGCAGCACCACCATTCCTGGCCATATCGGCCAACCCGCAAAACCTCAACGTCATATCCCCAACCAGACGCCGCCAGCGCCATTCTGGCGGGCTTTTGCCTGCGCGCTCTCCTGATGCACCGCGAAAGTGCGCGCCCATCATGCGGCTTTTGGCGAGGTATGCCGACCCCTTCCCTACCCCCAAAGCGCGCGCTTGCTCCCCCGCCTCGCCTGCGCGCTAAACGTGCCTCTTTTTGTGCACTTTGTGCAGGCCGCCCAAGCCCCGCCAGAGCTGGGGCTGTGCGGCAAAAACGATGTTTCAAAAATTGTGCAAAATTGTGCGTTTTTATGCGGGCAGAAACATAGAATTCACTGGTTCTAACTGTGATTTTGATGTTACCCCCCCCCCCCTCAATCACTTATAAGTAAAGCAAAAGGTATTTTATAGGCTTTGAGGTTATGGTAACTAACGCAACCTCAAAGCCAAAAAATATGAAATCACATCTAACGTCTATGTTTTTGGTCTTTTGCTTCCTGTTCTTCAATAAGTTGCTTAACAAAGCCAGTTTTAATTATTTTCCCAAATGGTATTCTTGTGCTTATTTGGGGAGCGCCCTCTACCGGCAGCATAGCTTGCTCGCTAACAATACCAACCAAGCATCCATCTTCAACCACTGGACCACCGCTATTACCTGGATAAATACTCATGTCACACCAATAAAATGCAAGATGCTTACTCAGCATTGACACCTTGCCCCATGAAAATACAGGATTCGATAGCACACATGATGCCCAAGCTGGCATATCCTCATGAGGGGATGATGTCCCTAAAATGGCTGTTGAACTCGGAAACCCTACTGTAAATACGTCTGCCCCCACTGAAGATGGATGGTCTCTAATTAAATCAGAAGGAATTGGTTGGTAACCAAGCTTAATCAATCCATCCGCAAAATAATCATACATCTGATTCAATGAAATTATAGCCAAATCTAATTCAGGTGAAGAAAAGGTGTACGACCTGGAATTTGTAGTTCCTGCGCTCAAATTCATAAGATACTCTCTATCGTTAGACTTTTCATCCGAGAGCACCTCATCTAATGAAGGCACTCTAAAAATAATCTTGTATATAGTGTCTAGTGCATCCTCCTGTAATTCAGCCTCCTTACGTTGGTAATCAAAGTGAAAGTCCTCCTGAAGTCTCTCAAGAGCTGCCTTGTGCTCTCTTGCGGCAGATATCCCGTCAAAAAGAACATGTCGTGCAGTTAACAAATATAGTTTCTCATTATGGGAAACAAAAATCGCCGTACCATGAAACCTTATATCACGACTCTTAATTTTTTTTCCTTCCAGATACTCCTCACCAGATATCCACCCATTATTAAACCGTTCAAGCAATTCATTCTGTCTTTTAATTTGATCAGTGTAATGAATGCTATCGGTGGCACACTCCAAATGAATTACTGCCTTTTTCCATTTTTCGTACATACCTAATTCCTCTTGTTAAATATATAGCTAGATTATCTTTCTTACATCGTCCATCATCAACAGTGTGTGCTTTGTATGCTGCACGATACTAAATGTAGCTATATAGTTAGAAAACTTCACACTGAATTTATCGCCTTCTTCCAGCGCGTGACCAGGTCACGCACTGCCATATATTCGGAGGTTGGTTTATCTTTCTCGCCTGCGCGCCATACCTTCACCTCACGCAACCGACCGTTTTCCGCCGCGAGCAGGCCGCCGCCGTGGCGAACGCGGGCGCCGTCGGCTATTGACCGCACGACGTCATCGCTGACGAAAATCCGACAATCACGGAGTTGCGCGCCGATGCTGGCGATCATCTCTTCGGAGGCGCCGTGTTTTTGCGGCGCTTCTTTTTTCTGCACCTGGCGTAATACGGCTTCTGCCTTTTTCTTCTGGTACTCCATAACCGCAGCCGCGTAGTGATCCGCGCGCTGTTCTGCCTCAATCCGCAGCTGCTCGCGCCAGCGCCGCTCGGCCTCTTCCGGCGTCAGAGTCATATCTTTCGCGGCGGTAACTTTTGGCCCCCATTCCAGCGCGGTTTCGTCATCAATCGACGTGCGCAGGCCGCGCGCGGTGCGCGTGAAGGCTTGATCTGAACTTTCCCGGGCGGATTTTCTGAGTCGGCTGGTGATTTCCTGCCTTTGCTGGCGTGAATATCGCCTCAAAACATCGATATTCAGCGGAAGTTCTGTCACTGAACTGTCGTCTGGCGCGGTTTCATCAGCTGACACCGCCGTTTCTGACGGTGGTTTTTCGTCCGATCCGGCGTGCCCCGTACAGTTATTGACAGAACTCCGAGGGGCCGCTGCGCGGCCTTCTAAGGTCAAATTCTCGACCGGCGACGGCTTACGCTTCGGCACAATTTTGTAATCCGTGGTGCGGGTAAAAATGACAGAGTCGCTCCCCGAATACGGGCAATAAACACCGGTAATTTTGGCGACCGTGTCACCATAATCGTTGCCATCTTCGGTAAATTCGTAGTTGAGACGTACACGCAGACAATCGCGACGGACAAACGGCCCACCCTGGGCGTTGGTATATCCCGGCCAGTCCGGCGCATCAGCACACGCGCGGGCTTCTTCCAGCTCAGGATGCAGGACAAGCTCACGACTACCCAACCGGCGCAGCTCGCGCCAGGTTGTCACTGGCGCACCACCTATCTGCTGAAACTGGCGAATGTTCCAGCGCGATGCCCACGCGCGCACGCGCTTCGCCATCTCTTTGACGGGCTGACCGGATTCTTCGTCTAACTCGCCGTCCATGCCGTAACCGTCGATATTTTTCGAGATGTACTTAGCGATATAGCCCGTTGCGGACCCGAAATTTTCATCAATCGGCTTAACGGTAAACCGGTGCTCCTGCGCCCCCGGCTCGTTACCGTCCTCTTTCAGCGCGTGCTTGCGGAAAATAGCCGTTGCATACTCCACCTCTTCCGGGCGCAGGAATAGCAACAGGTGCCAGTGTGGGGTGGCGTCGTGGTGCGGCTCGGCGACACGAAAACCGAAGGTTCGTATACCCTCGCGGCCCCATTTCGCCCGAACTCGCGCCCAGACTTTACAGAGGTATTTCTGCGTCTGGCGCGGGCCAGCATCGCGATATTTATCGTTGCGCCTTCCTGTTTTTACGTGGGTGGAGTGATAACGAGACGGCGCAGTTAGCGTGTAGAACATGCCAACCAGGCCCATTTCTTTTGCCATATCCTCAAAACCGCGCATCCGTACCATCAGCTCTGCGCGGGCATTTTTGGGGTTCGACGTACTACCCATGACCTTATCAAGCAGCGAGGTACGCTCGCCGGTGTCCTGGTCTTCCAGCTCCATCGCCTCAAGAAATTCAAAGTTCGCTTTCTTCTGGGCTACCCACTCTCTGAAGCAGGGATCAGAGCAGTACGGCGACGCCACCTTGCTGACGTAGCCCGCAGCAATCATGAGATGCTCTCGCCAGCAATCATGGATCCGGCGGATTTTACCTAACCACCACTTTTCCTTATGAAGACGAGCAGCGGCGCGCAGCGCCTCGTCAGCGTCTAACTCTTCATCACAATACTTCTTCCAGCCAGGGATCGGGATATTGAGGGCCGTTGCCTTGCTGGCAGTCGCGCCATACGCATAGATAGAGGAAAACTCTATATCGGCGGTCTTCTCATACTGGAAATCAAACTCGCGCATAAACTCGCTTTTCATCAGATTGGCAAGCTTATACGCCAGTCGTTTCAGGCGTTTTTTATCGGCCCACGGCAGCAGGTGGAATTCATCGCGCAGCGGCACCAGGATGGCCGGCAGTGTACTTTGCGGGAGGTATTGCGCATTTACCGCATCAACGCGGCGTAAAACATGACGTTCGAAGGTGCCAAACAGCCAGCGCACCGCGTCTTTTGGCTTGTCACGCTCGAGGGTTGCAAGATGCTGGGCGAAACGCTTGCGGATAAATGTCGGGAGTGTTTGAACCCGACGGCGCAGGTAATTGGCGCGGGCTTTGCCGTCGAATGCTGCCCGAGCAGCACCCTCGCGCGGACGCATGGGGGTGCGATAAACGGTATCAACCAAATCCGCATAGGCGAGCGTCTTCCGCTCGCCTTTCGGGGTGAGATACTCAATTGATGGATCTTTGACGTCATTCGGGTTAATGGCCTGCTGTTTGGCGCTCCATTCCCAAACTAAGGCGGAATAGTCAGACATAATCCGCCTTTTCTGGCTCACCATGACCGGCAAACGATCTTGCTCTCAAACGCAGCAGATGGTTAGTATTGCCAACGCATACAGAAAAAAAGGGATAAAAATGAAAGATAAATATGTAGAAGGAAAGGTGAAGTCCTCCATTGATGAGAAAATCTCTGAAGTAGTCCGCAAAGCGAAGGATGCTGAACTTGGCGGCATGCCGATGCTGACTGCGATTCAAAATGAAGCTGGTGATATTTACCGCGTCATAACTGTTGATGGTCTTGGCGCATACCTGGAGCTCGTTCAAGGTATTGCTAGGCTTGGGCTGACTGATCTTCATGCAGATAACCTTAATCCTGGAAAATACGATTCATTGTTCGTCTTCGAGTAACAATCCATGGCGGCAACCTGCCGCCTTTTGTTGCTTTTTTGACTTGTATTTATTTACATATTTCCATGCATCAACCTGTTTCAGCAGTCGATTAAATAACTCATTTCCTTTGAGTTGGTACTTCTCTTCATATAAAGCCATTTCTTCATTCTCCATTGATTTCACTTAATTTTTATTAGGGACCACAGCACATCCCAAATCACGGAAGAGGTACGAAAAGAGAGGTACCCCGCCGGGAGCCAAAACAGCAGCACGCTGAGCACACAACAGATCACGGTATTGCGCCAGAACTGGCGGTAATTGGTTTCTTCGTCCATTTCCAGCACCTCAGAACGGCAATTCATCTTCATCGGCAAAGTCCCAATCCAGACTCACGACCGGTATCAGCACGGTGTCACCAGGCTGAATAGCGCGGGCCTCTCGCTTTGTGCTGGCGGAGATATCGGTGCGGAGATACTGACCGTCGGCCATCACTTCCACTTCCACCATCCAGAGGTCATTAACCGGCCAGTACTCAATAACCCGAGTAACCACGGCATTAATTTCGTTAACCATGATTAGCCCCCGGGATTGGGCGAATAGATTCAAGAAGCAACCGGCGGCGGGTGTTTTCTGCGAAGTGCCGGCGCCCCGTTTCTTTGTGGTAGAACTCGTTAGGGCCAACCACCCACATTTTTTCGGTTTCGTGCAGTTTTTTGCGCTTCGGGCCGTCTTTGGTTATGACGGTTCCTGTATGGGTCTTATTGATAGCCATCAAAAAGCCCCCGCTTTCGCCATTGCGTTGTAGGTGGAGTCCCCCATCACCGATCCGCAATCCGGGCAACAATCACCGGCAGCACGGCCGCAACTGTCGCAGACGCGAAGAGTGCCGATCACTTCACCGGCCATATCGCGGCTTTTAGCGCTGACAGAGCGGCGAACGCTGAAGGCGTGGAGATTGAAAGCGGAATAGATCTCGCGGGTATCTGGGGTGTCGCTGTTGGATATCACCGAGCGGGTGCCGTGCTGGCGATGAGCATCGAGCAGGGTTGTAGCCAGAGCGCGATGATCGTCCAGGGTAAACGGCTTGCCGTAGGCGGTGAAGTTGGCGGTTTTGCTGGTCGGGATATAGGGGGGGTCACAGTAAATAACTGCGTCATACGCCAGTTGCATGACGTCAGGGATGGTGTGACGAAAATCGCCATCAATGAAAACGGCTTTTGTGTCGCTGGCCTTTTCGGCAAAGCTGCGCATCTCGCCAGCCGGAAAGTAAGGTGCGGCATATTTCCCGAACGGGACGTTATGTTCGCCAATCTGATTGACGCGATATATCCCGTTAAAGCAATGGCGGTTCAGATACAGAAACAAAGTGGCGTAAAGCAAAGCGGCATCAGCTTTGCCTGTATCGCTCCACTGCATGGAGTTAAATAGTGCCCGGCGCTTGTAATACTGCTCTTCGTTATTGCCACCCAGAAACATTCCGCGCGCGGTGTCGATCAGTCGCTCGGTGTCGGAGGTTAATACGCGAAAGAAGTTAATCAGCGCACGATTGTTGTCGCAAAGCACATACCGGCGGTATTCCGTATTCATAAATACGGTACCGCTGCCAACGAATGGCTCAATCAGGCAATCAGCTTTTGGGAGGTGCTTCAGTAGCTGCGGCATCACGCGGGTTTTGCCGCCGGCCCATTTGATCGGGGACTTAATCATTTTTTTGCCTCCATCACGGTGTATTTCTGGATTAGCGGATCAATCACAATATTCATCAGGTTAACGAGGGTCTTCGCGGCCTCCGGGCCTTCCAGCACGCCGAGCGCTGTGGCGTTTGCGAGATTGAGGGTTTTGGCCTCGTGCAGGGCGGCCAATGCACCCTGGGCGTATTCAGGTGATCGGTTCATTTGCGATATTCCTGGTTGTAGGTTTCGTGGGTCATCAGCCGCCACTGCTGGCCGCCGTTCTTACTGAGCAAGCGCCAGCGGCGACCAATACGGATCACGAGATAGGCATGCGGCATGACGCGGGAGAAATTGCGCTGACCGCGGGCGAAGCATTTCAGGGCGGCTAGCGCCCTGTTGCAGACCGGCAGCGGTGCGCTGCAAATGACGGAGAGACGCGGATGCATGGCGGCCCTCACAGCGATTCGATGTATGGGGAGGTCAGGCGCTGCCAGATCTCGCAAACCTGCTCGGCCTGATAGACGGCATCTGTCAGGGTGTACCGTGCAAGGGCTTTCCGTGCATGGGGGGCGTAGCCAGTGGCGGCGGCAAGATCAAGAAGAGAGCGAATGCAGCGGAATTTTGTCCCGTCAGGGAAGATTCTGTGCACAGTCTTACGCGCGGCGGCATGCCGCAATGAAGCCAGCTTTTCCGGGGCGTCCTTGAACCACACAAATAAACTGTCGAACTGATACTCAGTGCTTTCGGCAATGAAGTCCGCCAAGCCGTACATCACATCTTCTTCACCCTCGGTGGTACTCATTAATTCAGCGCGCCAGTGGGAATCCTTCTTCATCCACTCAAAAGCGGTGTCAACGCTGATCAAGTCAGTTTCCTTCTGGATATTGATCGGGTGGTAAAAGCTTCTCCCGATCTGGCCCGTTGACGGCTCAAAGAACACGGCTTCGATAGCGAGCAAAGGTGAGGTCTGTTTCTCGTTGACGTTTATCAAATCGACCATTAAATGATTCATTATTTGTTGCCCTCGCTGATTGGTAATTTGCGGCTATCAATCCACCGCTCGATTGATGAATAAATCTCTTCCGGGGTGGCGCTTTCCTTTTTCAGCTGGCCGACAAAAATACGCAGCAGGCCCAGAAGGTGGGCGCGTTCGTGCTTCCGAGCATTGGCGCTTATTTCCACAAACTCTGGATCGCTTATTCCGCCATCCAGTTTTATTGACGTGATCGACATGCGACCTCCTGAAAAAGGCAAAACGAATCCCCGGCAAAATGAATGCCGTTATTTTTAGAGCTGGTTAATTAGAGGTTAGATCGTGGCTTGCGTTTGATTGATTTAAATACTCGCTCGTGCCAGTAATAAACAAAGTCTATAAATGTCAGTCGATCACGCTCGTGATTTCCGCGAATGGACTTTTCAAGTCCGTAAATAATTAAATCAATCGACGAACTCTCGGCAGTAACAACTACTCTGGCACCATTTTTCAAGTGAACGGTAAAGCCCTGTTGCGCACTTGCTATAGCGTCACGAATCAGCATTTCCTGTGTAAATGAGAATTTCTCTTCGGTGAACATGCTCATGCGGCAATCCCCGCAAACGCTGGGGACGGTATCTCACCATTCATGATGGCGTTGACGAATGGGCGAAGTTCGTTTAGGGCTTCCTCGTCATTCATGCAGAAAGCAGCACCGTAAATGTGCTGGATGCCGCTTGCTAATACGCCGTAGTGCGATTCACCTCCCTGCGGGTTGTTCTCCAGATTGAAATAATAATCTTCAAGCATTTTATTAATCTGCTCAGCATAAAGGCGTTTCATTTCCCGTTCTCCTAATGATTAATAAAGCAGTGATTGGTGATAATACGGTCTATCGTTTTGCGCGCTTCAGATAACGCAAAGTCAATACCGAAAGAATCACCATCTTTCATAATTTGATAACGCTTCTTTCCTACCCTGCGCGGCAATACGCGGATGGTGAAACCGCAGCAAATTCCGGCGTGCTTATTTATCCAGATGACTTTAGGTAAGTGATCTTGCACGGCACTGCGAATACTTCCCGCGTACTTGCCGTGTTTTGAGTAGCGTTTCTTCATTCCTGCCGCCCTCAGAAAATAAACGAATCAATAAACTTCAGGGTTAATGCGAACGCAATCGCACTGACACATGCAATCCCAATTCCGATAGCGCCCGATGTTATTCTTTCTTTCAAATAAGGATTCATACGGTTTCCCCTCACCTCAGCCTGAAGCTAAGCGGCTCATTGATAATGTGTTAGCATTTGCCATGCAACGGCGCGGCAGTCTTGTCACTCTTTAACTTTCAGGTAGCGGACGGGAAATGACGGGCTGGATCCGCATGGAGAAACGCCATTTTCTGGCCCGATAACACATGCGTTTACAGCTACGGCTTCTTTCATCCAGTCAAGAACAGCGATAGCTGTCTTGAACTCACCGCCCCTGAAGGCATTAAGAAGGTTGTCTACTGCTTGTTGTACATTCTGTTCATATGATTGAGCTTCTGAGGGACTATTAAACATGTGCATTTATTTTGTAATCTCCAATAAGGCATTTAGGTAAGTTATCACCCGCCGCGATATGAATGCTTCCAGCGAACTTTCCATGCTGTGAGCGGCGTTTCTTTACCCCCTCCTGTTAACTGTTCGCGATGGCATCCTTGAGCATGGCAATCATATTTACTTCAACCTTTCCCCCTGAAAGCTCCTTTGGCCGGATGATGATCCGCCCATCCTTCACCATGCTCCGGCATGTCTCAAACGGAATCCCCGTAATTCTTGAATACTCCTTCAGAGATAGATAAGGCGCGGCAACGTTTAAATTTATAGTTACGCCTGACATGTCTCACCTCAAAGCATGATTAAGGGTCTTAATGGATGGCCTGTTCAGCCTTGAGCGCCTCAAGTCCACGAAGGTAGATCAGGCGCGCCATGTTCGCCGCTGTGCGAGATTCCTTGATAGAAATCTCTTCAAGATCGGCGCGCTCCTCCTCGGTAAGCGGCACAGCTACACGGGCGCTGCCCTTAGAGCCACGTGGCAACCTCGCTCTTGGTAGGTTTTTTTCTTGTGTCATAGTGGTATGTTGTGATCATCTAGTTGTCTGTGAAAAACATTCTTGACCAATATTTTGGTCAAGTCAACATCGGATTACCAAAATAATGGTCAGCATTGGCGATCGCATACGCGAAGAAAGGAAAAAACTTCAATTATCTCAGTCTGATTTCGCAAAATTAGCGGGGTGCTCTCGAAACGCGCAAGCTGTATACGAAAGAAACGAGAGCCTGCCAGGGGCGGCGTACCTACTTAGCCTGTCTGGAATGGGTATTGATGTTCTGTATGTTCTAACAGGAGCAACCACACCCAATATTGGTGATATTTCTAATGATGAAATTGAGCTTATTAAGCTCTTTCGGGCTGCGCCCCTTGCGGTAAAAGCGGCTGCCCTCGCAGCTCTCACCGCAGGTAGCTCTGCAACAAACTCGATTAGTGTTTCTGGTGGAAGTAACCGCATAGCTGGTAGGGATTATAACGAAAATAAGAAGTAAGGATTCAGCATGGCGGTAAATTCAACTGGTGAGCAAAATCGTATCTCCGGCCGTGATTTTAATGAAAATAATATCCAGATAGATAAGTTTGATGGTCGTCACACAATTAACATCGCGATCCCTTCGGAAAAGCATGATGAGCGGCCACTCGTAAAAGCACAGCGCAAAGAACTTAACGCTCTCGTTGCCACGGTATCCGCTACCTGTGGCGGCGAAGTATATGAAATTTGGCAAAAGGTGCATGCAGAAATAGGTGTTTCAAGTATTGAGGAAATGACTGTCAATCAGTACCAGACCGCTATTAGCTTTTTGCAGGCTATGATTGGACGCGGTAAGGATAAGGATGCCAGCAAAGCCTTGGTTAGTCTTTTGCTCCGCAATAGCGAAGACAGTGAGTTACGGCAAAGGCTAATTCGTTACTGTCATGTCAACTTCGGGACTGGCAGGTTAAATGACCTCACCCGCGCTCAACTTCAGATGACTCTCTCATGGTTGGATCAGCAAACACAAATTAATCCCTCACCACAACGGGACCCAATGTCCCCTCAATTCAATTTCACCACATTGCTTAAATCTTATCCAAAAGAATTAATTACCGTTTTTGTGGTGGGTTTCCTGTTAGGTGCTCTTATTTTCTAACTTCGTGGGGTGTTAGATGAAAACTATATGTTTCACTGGTTTTGGTAAAAATGAAAAAAACGAGCTGATTGAAGTTGCAAAGCAAAGGGGTTATAGCGTAAAGGGGGATGTTATTAAGGGCCTCTGCTACCTGTGCTGCGGTGAAAACGCGGGGCCGAGTAAAATAAATAAAGCAAAAGAGAGTGGTTCTAAACTGCTATCCGCAGCCGAATTTCTGAACCTATCGCCTCTTTCCGAAGCGGTTGATTACGACATGAGTACCGACATCCCGCCAACAATGACCATCCATGATGAGCACAAGCTCTTAGATCTGCTCTGGTTTTTGATTGATGCCAAAAAGACGATATCTATTGTTTATCACGGTGGCGGAAGTGCGGGCTCAGAAAGAAACATTACCCCTCTAACTTTGCTAGATAACTTTACGCTACGGGCTATCGATTTATCCATACCAAGTCACCCCATAAAAACATTCAGCGTGGAGAAGATCGAGGTGTCAGGGGTCGAAAGGCTAAGCCTGCCACCACATCAGAGTAAGAAGCGAAAGAAAAAACAATACTCAGTGGGTATGTACAAGAATATCGCGGATGTTCATTCGGCGTTTGTTGATACGCTTCAAGGAATGGGGTGGCATGTTGCTACGTATCTGGATGATTCTGGCTTATGCAATCGCTTAGATGTCTGTGATTATTTTAAAAATGGGAAACCGCGAAAAACCCCAGTGGTAAGTCTATCTTATCAACCAGAAAACCAATTGCGGCCTTTCGTATGTAGGTGTCGCGATATCGAATTTACGTCAACTTATACTCACCTTGATAACGCTGCGGAAATGTTCATCTCTTTAGCTTATGCGGGCTCAGAAGACGATTCTGAGGTGCAAGGGTGACGGTTCGCAAACTTCCTTCAGGCAAGTGGCTGTGTCAATGCTTCCCGTATGGTCGTGACGGGAAGCGTATTCGCAGGCAGTTTGCTACCAAAGGCGAGGCGCTCTCTTTTGAGCGCCGCACCATGAATAACGCAACCAGTCAGGAGGTAAACGACAGCGCGGTGACGCTTTCTGCTTTCGTTGAGCGCTGGTACGAAATGCACGGCAAAACGCTAACATCGGGTGATGAGCGCAAAGTAAAACTGATGGCGATCTGCGAGCGCCTGGGCGATCCCCTAGCCTCTCACTTCGATAAAAATACATTTGCGGTTTATCGTGAAAAACGATTGGCCGGTGAGTGGAATCAGAAAGGCAAAAAGAGGCTGAGTGAGGCGACCGTAAATCGCGAGCAATCGTACCTGCATGCAGTTTTTTCAGAGATGAAGCGGCTGGGTGAATGGGAGGGTGATAACCCGCTGTCGGGCATCAGACAATTCAAGGAGGGAGATCAGGAACTGGCCTTCCTCTACGAGGAGGAGATAGAGCGACTTTTATCGGCCTGCGATCAATCGGCAAACAAAGATTTGGGTGTCATCGTGCGAATATGCCTGGCGACCGGCGCAAGATGGAGCGAAGCGCAGGATTTAAAGCAATCTCAGGTTCTTCCTGGGCGGTTGACGTTTACGCAGACCAAAAGCAAAAAAAATCGAACTGTACCGATTTCTGAACAGCTACAGAAACTGCTCCCCAAAAAACGCGGGGCGCTTTTCGCGCCAGCATACGAGGCATTCAAATCAGCGCTTGGGCGGGCCTCTATTGAGTTACCAAGAGGGCAGCGTACCCATGTACTACGCCATACCTTTGCGAGTCACTTTATGATGCGTGGGGGGAATATTTTGGTACTTCAGCAGATACTCGGACACAGTACAATCATGATGACAATGAGGTATGCGCACTTTGCCCCCAATCATCTTGATGCGGCCGTTGCGTTAAACCCTTTTGATAATCGTGAAGAGGTCAGGTAG